GTTAATACTATCACACATAACCAGCTTTATCTCTGGTTCTTTAATTGTTGTAATTATAAAAAAATATCTTGAAAAGTAAAAAGAGAACATTAAATGAATACAGACAAACAAAGGACTCTAACTACCGTAGTGATGATTCTCCTCTTGAGTACAACATTGCTTTTTTGTGTAGAATATATCCTAATAATACTGAACTTGGAGCAATAATAAGAAAACATTTTCAAAAATTATGAGTTTAAACGCAAATCAAAAAGGTAAAAGATTCGAATTAAAAATTGCGAAAGATTTAGGTAAGAAGTTTAATACCAATATAAGAAGAACGCCTAACTCTGGTGGACTAAGTATTAAAGGAGATATTATGACCACAAGCGGAATACTATCTGAATATAGCTGGGAATGTAAAAACCAAGAGAAATTAAATATCTGGAAAGCATTAGAACAAAGCGAAGGAGATGCAAGAGGAACACTAAAAACACCAGTAGTTGTATTTACTAAGAACTTTGAAAAAGATTATATTGCTCTACAATATGATGATTTTGTAAATATACTTCTTGAATTAGATGAGTACAGAAGTAAATAATATATTACACATCTTAGTTAAAGATGAAAAAACTTGGCTATCTATGGCTGAGGAAATAAGCAGTAATAGTAAAATACCAGCAAAAGATTTATTACACGACTTTTATATCGCTTTACATAGTAAAATTGATAGTAAAAAAGTAAAAATTAACGATATTCTATATAACGATTCTTTAAATAAAGCGTTTATATATAAGATGATGCATAACATATTCATTGATACAATACGAGTTGATAAAGATATTCTAATAGACAAAGACCTTAAAAACATTATAGAAGCAGATAACACAAAGTATATAGATATAGAAAAAGTTGTTGATGATATAGTAAATGAATTCTACTGGTTTGATAGAAAGTTATTTAACTTATATAGAAAGAAATTCCACAGCATTAGAAAACTATCAGCAGCAACAAATATATCTCACGTTGTAGTATGGAGAACAATAAACAATTGTATTAAAGAAATTAAAAAAAAAATTAATGACGAGTAAAGGTTTAGGCGACACAGTAGAAAAGATTACAAAAGCCACAGGTATAAAACAAGCTACTGATTGGATATTTGATAAACTAGGTAAAGACTGCGGATGCGATGCAAGAAAAGAAAAGCTAAATAAAATGTTTCCTTACAAAGTAGAATGTTTAAATGAAGATGAGTATATGTATCTAAAAGGATTCTTTAATCAACAAAAGAATGTAGTAAATGCAAACGAACAAAAAGGATTGCTAATAATACACAATAGAGTATTTGGAACTAACAAAGAACAATCAAGCTGCGGTTCTTGCGTTAAAGGTTTAGTTGATACTATGAAAAGATTATATAATGAATATGAATATGACCGAGAAAATAAAAATAATTGAAAAGAAACTATTAAAATTTTTTAAAGATGAAGACGGAGAAAGTAAAAATATCACAAGTAAAAAGGAACACAGAGAACCCAAGATTAATAAAGGATAATAAATTCCATAAGTTAGTTAAGTCAATAAAAGAGTTTCCTGAGATGTTGGAAATTAGACCAATAGTTGTTAATGACGATATGGTTGTGCTGGGTGGTAATATGCGTTTAAAAGCGTGCCAAGAAGCTGGTTTAAAAGAAGTGCATATTATTAAGGCAGATAAATTAACAGTGAAGAAACAGAGAGAATTTATAGTAAAGGACAATGTTGGTTTTGGAGAATGGGATTGGGATATGTTGGCCAATGAATGGGATAATGCTCAACTGAATGAATGGGGGTTAGATGTTTGGCAACCTGAGAAAGAAGTTGATTACAGTATTTTAAATGATGTTGATTTAGATGAGGAGGTTGAGAATATGTATCAACAAACAAAGAAGTCTATTATACTTGAATATCCATCAGAAGGTTTTGAACCAATTAAAAAACTATATGACAAATTAAAAGCTGATGGAGTTGACTTGCAAGGTTTATTCTATGAAGCTATGAAAAGAGTATGAACCACCAAGTATATGTTATAAGTGCAAATAGGCACAATAATTTACCTTTTGATAAACAACAAAAAGAAAAGTATATCTTTTGTGTTAAAAATGGTCAAAAAGAATTGTATGAATCCAATGGTTGTAAATTTGTTTACAATACTGGAAACCTAATGCAGAGTAGAAATTTTGCATTAGAACACGCATTTAATAATAATAATATTTGCATACAACTTAGTGATGATATTAAAAAAGTTAAATACAATAAAAACTTTAAAAAACCTGATGTAGTAAAACTTGATTCAGTTATTGAAGATATTGTAAGTAAGTTTAAAAAGATTAAAGGAGTAAAACTTTTAGGAATACCACCTACTGATAATTATTTTTTTGCTAATAAACTTACAAGTGTAAACACTTTTTGTATAGGTGATTTGTTTTTTTGTAAACCTAATGAAATAAGATTTGATGAACAATTAACATTAAAAGAAGATTATGACTTTACATTACAACATATACAAAAGTATGGAACTGTAAGATATCAAAAGTATTTATTCACTTTCCAACATTATTCTAATAAAGGCGGTGCGGTTGATATTAGGAATGACAAGGAAGAACAAAAAAATATTATGATATTAAAATCTAAATGGGGTGATAAAATTAGGTTAAATACTAAAAGGAAAAATGAAATATTAATATGAAAACTCTTAAATTAATAAGACAAGAACACAATATTAAAATTGGTCAAAGGTGTGATTATATGCCCTCAACTGTTGAGGATAGTTGCTTGTTAGAATATGAGGGAAAGGTGATAGGTTTTTATTTAACTAAATTACCAGACAGATTACAACAGTTTTTAGACATAGCAAACAATGAGTTTATTGGAGATAATGTTCCTAAGAGTTTATTGGAGCGTAGCGATATATATGAATTACAACGTAAACACGGAATAACAAGAAGCCAAGCAAAAGCATTAGGAACCCCTCAAATGTCAACAATACTTGGAAGTGTATTAGCAAAACCACATTTAAGAAGACCATACAATTCTGTATCACAAGTCCACACACATAAAAAAGCAAATACATTTATTAAGGCGATGTTGATGTGCTGTTTAGAAAGTGAGAAAATAATCAAACAATATATGCCTGAACAATATGAATCACAAAAAAAACTAATAGAAGAAACTACATTACCAAAATATAGGTTCGGCAATTTATTTACAAGCAGTATATCTAATTACAATATAGCAGCACCATATCACCAAGATAGAGGTAATTTAAAAGAAACTGTAAATGTTATATTAACCAAAAGAAAACAATCAAAGGGAGGTAGTTTACACGTGCCTGACTTTGGTCATACATTTGCTCAAGATAATAATAGCATACTTGTATATCCAGCTTGGTATAATATTCACGGAGTTACAAAAATAGTTAGGGAGAATGAACAATCATACAGAAATAGTTTAATATTCTACCCATTACAAGGTTTTAATAAATAAACAATTATGGCAAACGAAGAAAATTTAAACCCTTTTAAAAAGGGACAATCAGGAAACCCAGCTGGAAGGCCTAAGGGAAGTTTAAGCAGAAGCACAATTGCTCGTAGATGGCTTGAAGCCACAAGAAAAGGTAAGAACCCTATTACTGGAGAAGATGAGGTTTTAACACAAGAAGATGTTATTACTTTGGCTTTAATACGTAAAGCTATGGATGGAGATGTTGCGGCATACAAAGCATTAATGGATTCAGGTTACGGAACAGCAAAAGACACTATTGATTTAAGAACTGAGAATGTAGGTTTTGACTTTGACGAAATGATGAGGAAACTAAGCAATAATGCTAAATCCTAAATTTAATATATTTCCTAACGATACAAGGTATTATTTATTAACCGGCGGTAGAGGTTCAGGCAAATCATTTGCAGTTGCTTTAAACACTTTAATTTTATCATTAGATAATAAATGCCAACATAAGATACTATTTACAAGGTACACTCTTAAATCAGCTTCTATTTCTATTATACCAGAATTTAAAGAAAAGATTGAGTTAATGGGTTGGGAAAGTTTTTTCCATATCACCAGCAACGAAATTACTAATCTATTAACTGGAAGTAAGATTTTATTTAGGGGTATAAGAACAAGCTCAGGAGATCAAACAGCAAACCTTAAATCACTACAAGGTATAACAACTTGGATAATAGATGAAGCTGAAGAAATGGTTGATGAGGATATATTTGACAAGATAGATTTTTCAGTTAGACAAAAGGGAGCAAAGAATAGGGTTGTAATGGTTATGAACCCCTCAACAAAAGAGCATTGGATTTACCAAAGGTTTTATGAAGGTGCTGGAGTGCAAGCTGGTTACTCTGGAATAAAAGGAGAAACAACTTATTGTCATTCTACATACTTAGATAATATAGAACATCTTTCACAAAGTTATTTAAATAGAATTAAAGAAATGAAAGAACGCAGGCCTCAAAGATATAAACACACTATTGAGGGTGCTTGGTTAGAAAAAGCTGAAGGAGTTATATTTAGCAACTGGAGTTTAGGCGAATTTAAAGAAGTAGGTAAAGTTGTATTTGGACAAGATTATGGGTTTAGTAATGACCCTTCAACATTGGTTAAGACAAGTATAGACAAAGAAAAAAAGATTATATATGTTAAATTGTGTTTCTATCAAACTAAGTTAACTACAAGCGATATATCAACACTTAATAAAAAGTTTGCAGAAGATAATTTAATTGTAGGTGATTCAGCAGAACCTAGATTAATCAATGAATTAAGCAGAGATTGTTCAGTAGTTCCAGCCATTAAAGGTCAGGGCAGCGTTACTTATGGGATTAGCTTGTTACAAGACTATGATTTAATTATTCACCCAGATAGTACAGATTTAATAAAGGAACTTAACAATTATGTTTGGTTAGAAAAGAAAAGCCAGACTCCATCTGATAATTGGAATCACGCTATTGATGCGTTGAGGTATGCAGTAAGTTATCAATTACAGAACCCGAATTTAGGGGAGTATCATTTATATTAAATAAAAAAGGGCTGAAGATATGAAAACATAAACAACAACCCTTCAAGTACTGAACACTTCAAAGATACAAAAAAATATTAGTTTTAAAAATTTTATTACATTCGTATATAACGATTCACTAATTAAAACGTTTATAAATAAATGAAACTAACTATTAACATACCAGAAACACTTAATGAAGTTACTTTAAAGCAATACCAAAAGTGGTTAAAGATTGCTGATGGTAAAGAACTGGATTCATTCTTACAACAAAAGATGGTAGAGATATTTTGTAATATACCACTAAAGCAAGTATTACAAATTAAAGCATCTGATATAAACAACATCTGCGAAGAACTTACAAAACTATTTAATAACGAACCTAAGTTTATAGATAGGTTTACAATAAATGATAAAGAATTTGGTTTTATACCTAAGCTGGATGATATTTCTTTTGGTGAATACGTTGATCTTGATACATACCTTGCAGACTGGGAGCTTATGAATAAAGCAATTGGCGTTTTATATAGACCAATAACCTACAAGAAGAAGAAACAGTATTTAATAGAAGATTATGAAAGTGCTGAAAAGTACGATATGACAGAAGTTACTTTAGATGTTGTATTTGGTTCGCTTGTTTTTTTTTACAGTTTAAAGAACGAATTACAGAAAACTATCCTGAATTATTTAGCAACTCAGAAGGAGATAGAGCTGCCTCAGCATCTGCAGGATTCTCTGCTAAATGGGGCTGGTATCAATCTATCTACGGACTTACTAATGGAGACATTCTCAAATACAATGAAATTACCAAATCAAAACTCCACACTTGTTTAATGCACTTAGCATTTGAAAAAGATAAATATGAATTAGAACAACAAATATTAAAAAGAAGCCAACGATGACAAAGGATGATATATTAGAAGAATTAACAGAACGAGATTTATTAATTGAGAATGAACACATTATTTTAGTTGATGGTTTTGAAGAAGCATTTTTAGGTATTACAGCTAACAATCCAGTACAAGCAATATATGATTATTGGATATGTTTAGATTTATTAATACAGCGTGATAATATGGATTTTGATAATGCTATTGATGACTTAGATGAATTTATTAATCAAGATTTAGGAGTACACACTCCAAGATATATAAAAGTAGTATGAACAGTTTTTACAATATAATAGATAAAATAAAAGAAGTAATTGTTGCAGAACCATTTAACAACGAAATAACTTTTGGTGATATAGCTGATATTGATTTAAAGAAGCAGAGCTTGTTTCCACTATCTCACGTGATGGTTAATAATAGTACAATAAATAACAATTATGTAACATTTAATATTACTATCTTCTTTATGGATTTAGTAGATATTAGCAATGAACAAGTAACAGATTTATATAGAGGTAATGACAATAGGCAAGATATATTAAACACTCAGTTAGCATTAGCAACAAGGGTTATTAGAGTTTTACAAAAGAGTGATTTATATAAAGATAAATTTGAATTAATTAATCCAGCTACTTGTGAACCGTTCACAGAAAGGTTTGATAATATGCTTGCTGGTTGGGCAGTTACTTTTGATGCTGGTACAAACGATGAAATGACTTACTGCTAATGAGTGAATTTAAAAAGGCATTAGAGAAATACGCTAAGTATGTTATTCAACAGTCAAGGAGCAACCTAACTAAAAAGAAAAACAACGCTTCTAAGCAATTATATAATAGTTTAGAGTATAGAATACAAGGAGATAAGATTTCGTTTCTTAGCGAGAAGTATGGCGAGTTTATAGATAAAGGTGTAAAAGGTTCTAAATCTACATATCCTGAAAGCTCAGCAAGTCCATTTAAATACACTACTAAACAACCACCAAGTTCTGTATTTGACAAGTGGAGTATTAGAAAAGGTATTGCACCAAGAGATAAACAAGGTAGGTTTGTTAGTAGGCAATCATTAAATTTTTTAATTGCAAGAAGTATTAAAAACAAAGGTATTAGAGCAACATTATTTTTTACTAAACCGTTTGAACGTGGTTTAGATTTATATGGAGATGAAATAGTTGCTGGTTATTTAGAAGATAAATTAGATTTACAATGAGTACAATTATTAGAACAAGAAGCCCATTTTTTATAAGAACACCACAAGAAGCAGATGCTAACCTTAGTTATTTTCAAATAAACATAACTGTATTTGGTGGTTTGAGTTCTTCAACTGAAATATGTGATGATTTATATGCAACTTACTCACTACAAAAGAAACCATTAGGAGCTGAAAATTCTGTTTCATTTGACATTAGCGAAATAGTTAATGACCATATAGAACAAATATTTACTGGTACTTATGCTGCTGCTAAAAGTTCTATTTGGGTAACTGTAGCAACATCAGCAAGACAATCAGATGGTACTGTAATTGGTTCTGTAACTACAAACACTTACTTAGCTCAAGAAGGATTCAATAAATTTAAAGAAGGTGTAAACTACACAACAGAACCTATTGCAATGCTAAGTAGTAATTACATTCAAAATCATAAAGGAAGCACAATTACAATACCAGTAAATGTAGAAAGGGTTACGCAAGTTGAATGGAGAAACGGTACAAGCGTAAGAGAGACAGATACTTTTACAGACAACGGCAACCAAAACCAAAAGATACAATTTGCTTTATTTACTGCTGGTACTTTTTTAGATAATGCTTTAATAACTTATGATAGTGGAAGCACTACTACAATAACTTTAGAACAAGTAGAAGAATGCAAGTATCCAGTTAACAAAATTACGTTTGTAAATAGATGGGGAGCTTTACAAGATTTATTCTTCTTTAAGAAATCAACAGAAAGTTTAGATGCAACAAGAGAAAATTTTAATGCAAGTATTTTTGAAGCAAGAGCTGTTCAATTAGACCCACCTGAAACACCTGGTGATGCTTGCCAAGAATCATTAACATTTAATACTTACTCAACTACTGCACACGCAAAGAAAACATTTAATGCTAATGCTACAGAATCAATTGTTTTAAATACTGGTTTTGTTAACGAATTAATGAATCCATATTTTGAGGAGTTGATGGTTAGTGAATACATATGGCTAACAGATTCAAGTGCTAACATATTTCCAGTTAATTTAAAAGAAAGCTCCTTTGCTAAAAAGACAGGATTAAACGATAGGTTAATTAATTACACAATGAGTTTTGAAAAATCATTCAGTTTAGTAAACAACATTAGATAGTGCAGAAAGTTATTCTATACATACAGCCACAGTTAAGAAATACAACAACTACACAAGACTTTGTTAGAGTTGATTTAATGGAAGAAGATTTAATTGAATTAACTCAGGTTATTCAAGATGTAAATGATATAGAAAAAATATTTACAGATTATTCAAGGACTTTTAATTTACCAGCAAGTAAAACAAATAATAAGATTTTTAAGCATTGGTATAATCCAGATATAGATGGTTTTGATTCAAGTGTTTTTTGTAGTGCAAGAATTGAGCTAAATCATTTACATTTTAGATTTGGTAAAATACAATTAAATGAGGTTGCAATGAAGTTTGGAGAACCTTCTATGTATAAGGTAACATTCTTTGGTGAAACAACAACTTTTAAAAACGCTATAAATGAAGATGAACTATCTGATTTAGTTTGGCTTAATGAATTTAATCATAGTGCAACAGTTACTAATGTAAAAGATGGTTTAGAAAATGGTTTAAATTTTACTGTTAATTCTGTTGCTTATAACGATGCAATAATATATCCATTAATAGCACATTCACAAAGCTATATTTATGATAACCAAAATGGTTCTGCTAATTTAAGCAATGGTTTAAATATTAGTACTAACACAACACACCATCAACAAAGGGGTGTAGTTCCAGAAGATTTAAAACCAGCAGTAACAGTTAAAAATATAATTAAAGCTATTGAAGAGCAATACAACATAACTTTTAAAACTGGTGAATTTCTTGACTCTGCTGCTATGACTAATTTGTATTTATGGCTACATAGAGAAAAAGGTAAAATGGCAACTGCTGGCACTTGGATTGGCAATAGTGATACTTATACTTGTAGTGGTGCTAATTGCACAGAGCTAACAGATACTGCTGGATTCACAGGTTACTTTACTTTAAATACTGGCATATATAAATGGAACTCTAATCTTGGACCAGATACAGATGTAACTACTATAACTTTTGAAGTAACTCCAGCAAGTGGGTTTACAGCAGTTGAATATAGTTTAGAAATAGTACGTGCTAATAATTGGGAATCATTCGCTAAAGTAGAAAACAAAAGTGGAACAAGTTCTGTTACATTAACAATTGGTGGTGCTAATGGTTTAGATGTAGCATCATTAGTTTCTTTTAATCCTAATGGCAATGATTTTGTAGGTAGATTAATGACAGAATCTTCAATTCAATTTCAATCAAAGTTTACAATTACAAGAGATTTTAGTTTTAATAATTTTGATGGTACTGTATTAAGTTTTAATTGGAGTGGAACATTTACAAGTAATTCAACAACACTATCTCCACAAGATAAATTAGTTGTTGTTACTGAGCAGATGCCAAAGCTTAAGATTAAAGATTTTTTAAATGGTTTATTTAGACAATTTAATCTAACTGCTTATGTTGATTTTAATAATGAGATAGTAGTTAAAACTTTAGATAATTATTATGCTGGTGGAGATACTCAAGATATAACACAATTTGTAAAAACTGATGAACATACTGTTTGTGATGTAATACCATTTAGTGAAGTAGATTTTGAATACTCAGAACCAAAGAGCATTTTAGCAGAGCAATTTCAATTAGTAAATAACCAAAAGTATGGAGAACTTAATTATGTAACTGATGTTAGTAAGAAAAGTATTTACCAAATTAAACTTCCTTTTGAGCATATGTTATTTGAAAGGTTACAAGATAAAACAAGTAGTGCTTTAACTACAGTACAAGTTGGTAGTTTTTTAAATACAGAATTAAGTCCTGAAATTGGGCAACCCTTAATGTTTTACGGTATCTATCAAAACAATGTAGCTACATCAATTAACTTTTTAGATAGTACAAGACCTGAAACTTATGGCGCTTTATGCCCAACAGGAACAAATTCTTCTTTAGATGATTATTGGATTCCAAGTGCTTGCAATGAATTAGGCACATCCTCAACACCACCTACATACAATTTAAACTTTGGTAGTGAAATAAACACCTACACACTAACTGATTATGCTGGTAATAATAATAGCTTATTTCAAACTTATTATACTAATTACATAACAAGAGTATTTAACAAGAAAACAAGGATATTCAAATTCTCTGCTGTATTGCCTTTAAAAGTTTTATTGACTTTAACATTAGATGATTTAATTGTAGTTGGCACAAGAGCTTACACAATAAATAAAATGTCTACTAAATTACAAAGTGGAGAAACAAATTTTGAACTATTAAACGAACCAAATTGAAAACAATATTAGAAGCATTAGAATTTTGTAAGGAGAATAAATTATATGATAAACATATAAGAATAGCATTAGGTATTAACAAAGTGCCAATGACTATTAGAGAAGGTTTAAACCAATTAAGAATGAAGAAATGAGTAAAGAAGTTATAGTAACAGTTAAGGCAGATACTAAAGATGCTCAAACTAATGTAAAAGATTTAAATAAAGATCTTAAAAAAACAGAAACTGATTTATCTGGTGTTGAAAATATGGCTGATAAAGCCACAGGTGGATTAGTTAGTGGTTTTAAAGGTTCTGTTGGTGCTATTAAAGGGGTAGTAAAAGGTTTTAAAACATTAAGAGGTGCAATCATTGCAACTGGTATAGGTGCTTTAGTGCTTGTTGTTTCTTCATTGATGGCTGCATTTACAGATAGTGAAGAAGGTGCAAATAAATTTAGTAAAATTTTAAAAGTTCTCGGAACTGTAGTTGATAATGTTTTAGACTTGTTTGCTGATTTTGGGGAAGCTATAATATCAGCTTTTGAAAACCCACAAGAGGCACTAATGTCTTTTGTTAATTTATTAAAAAACCAAGTAATTAATAGAATTAATGGTTTAATGGAATTAATACCAGCACTTGGTAAAGCAGTTCAATTAGTTTTTAGTGGTGATTTTTCAGAAGCTGGAAAAGTGGCAACAAATGCAGTTGGTAAAGTTGTTCTTGGTGTTGAAGATGTTACAGAAAAAATACAGGCAGCAACACAAGCTACAAAAGAATTTATTGCAGAAAATATTGAAGAAGCAAAAAAAGCAGCAGGTGTTGCTGATATGCGAGCTAAAGCTGCAAAACTTGAAAGAGAATTGTTAGTTCAGCGGTCTAAGTTGGAAAGTGAGATTGCTAATTTAAGATTAAAGTCAAGGCAAGAAGAAGAATTTAACTCAGAAGAAAGAAAACAAGCTTTATTGGATGCGCAAAAATTAGAAGATGAATTACTACAAAAAGAAACAGAAGTTTTAAAATTAAGACGTGATGCACAGGTAGAAGAAAATACATTTGCAAGAAGTAATATAGAAAACCTTGACAAAGAGGCAGAAGCAATAGCAGCAGTTAATAGAATAGCAGCAACAAGAGCCAACCAACAAAGAACAACACAAAGAGAATTAAATACTCTTAATAAACAAATACAAGCAGAAAATAAAAGAATTGCTGACGAGAAAAAAGCTATTGATGATGCAGCATTAAAAAGAACTGAAGCAGCACTTAAATCAGAAAATAATTTAGCTATTAAAAGAAAAAGATTTGATGCAGAACAAATCGAAGATGAATTAGAGAAGTTAGAAAGATTAAAAGAAATTGATTTAGAAGAACAAGAGATAGAAACTGCAAGATTACAAGATGTAATAAATAATGCTAATGCTGGAACACAAGCAAGAATAGATGCAGAAATTGCTTATAATGAGTTCTTAGAACAGTCAAGACAAAAAAATAAAACAAGAGATAAAGAAATACAAGACCAAAAACTTGCAGACCAAAAAGCACATTGGGATGAAATGGAAGCTGAGTTTAATGAGTTTTCTGATGATTTATTTAAAAAAGATAAAGAAATTACAGATGCAAGAATAAGTTTAGAAGAAGCATTAGTAAGTGCTACATCTTCAGCTTTAGGAAGTATAGCACAATTAGCTGGAGAAGGAACTAAAATAGCTAAGGTAGCAGCAATAGCTGATATCATAATTGGCACTGGTGTTGGATTTATACAAGGTTTAGATATTGCACAAAAATCAGCAAAAGCAACAGGACCTGGCGCAGCAGTAGCGTTTCCAATATTTTATGCTACACAAGTAGCAGCAGTTTTAAGCGCAGCAGCACAAGCTAAAAATGTTTTAAGTAGAGCTAAAGGGCCACAACCACCAAGCGTTTCTCCTCCGTCTATTGGTGGAGGTGGAGCAGCAACATCACCAACACAACCACCAAGTTTTAACGTAGTAGGACAATCAGGATTTAATCAAATTGCTGGAGCATTAGGACAACAACCACCAACACAAGCATATGTAGTAGCTGGAAATGTAACTACAGCTCAACAACTACAAAATAATACAATTACACAAGCAACTTTTTAAAATAAAATACAATGGATATAATAGAATTAATATTAGATGAAGATAGCGAAGGGCTAACTGGAATTGAAGCTGTTAGCATCGTAGAAATGCCAGCAATAGAATCTGATTTTGTAGCACTATCAGAGCAAGAAATAAAATTGGCTAAAGTAGATGATGAAAAGCGTTTACTAATGGGAGCTGCTTTAATCCCTAACAAGCCAATCTTTAGAAAGAACGGAGAGAATACTTTTTATGTGTACTTTTCTGAGAAAACAGTCAGGAGAGCAAGTGAATTATTCTTTCAAAACAGTATGCAGAACAACGCAACCTTAGAGCACGAAATGGAGATTAACAATTTAACAGTTGTTGAATCGTGGATTGTAGAAGATACTGAAATGGATAAATCTAAGAAGTATGGTTTAAGTGTACCTAAAGGTACGTGGATGATTTCAATGAAAGTAGAAAATCAAGAAGTATGGAATGATTATATAAAAACTGGTAAAGTTAAAGGATTCTCAATTGAAGGTTATTTTGCAGATAAAGCACAAGTTAAAGACCCAAGTTTAAAATCACAATGGAGCAAAGAGCTTGAAGCTATTGAAGAAGCTGAAGCAGAATATATGCTTAGTAATATTAAGGCTTTAATTAAAAAAGATAAAAGAACTAAATCAGGTAAAAATATTGAATTAGAAAGTTATAACGATTATCCACAAGCAGTTAGTAACAATGCTAAAAGAGGTATAGAACTAAACGAAAAAGTAAATAATAAATGTGCAACACAAGTAGGTAAAATAAGAGCGCAACAATTAGCACAAAAAGAAAACATCAGTTTACAAACTTTAAAAAGGATGTATTCATATTTAAGTAGAGCGCAAGAATATTATGATGAAGGCGATAAAGAAGCTTGCGGTACTATTTCTTATTTATTGTGGGGTGGTAAAGCTGGTTTAAGATGGTCTGAAAGCAAGTTAAAAGAATTAGGAGAAATAAATTTATCTTCTATGGTAGTTGATGAATCTTTTGCAATTATTGATGATAGGTTAGCTTACAGCACACAAGAAAAAGCTGAAGAGATGGCATTGAATATAGATTGTGAAGGTTTTCACGTTCACGAGTTTGAAGGCAAAGAATGGTATATGCCTTGTAAAGAACATAAATTAAAATAATTATGAGAAGTAAAAAATTTAAAACACCAAGTAATACATCACCTAAAAATACCAAGCGTGGTTGTTTGTGTCCTGATGGCAAAAGATACAGTAATAAGTGCTGTGATGGTAGCTTACAAGCGCAAGGTATAGGTAAGATATAAAATAAAGTTGAAAAAAAATATAACAGTAAAGGTTTTCAAACGTTTATAGGTATATACTCAAATTATGAAAGCAAACGAAATACTAAACAAAATAAAAAATATTGTTGGTGAAAAAGTTAATCTTTCTGAAGAAAAAATAGAAATGGCTGAAATTACATTAGAAAACGGAACTGTATTAGTTGCAGAATCTTTTGAAGCTGGAAAATCTGTATTTATTAAAACTGAAGATGAGCAAATTGCTCTACCAGTTGGTGAATATGAATTAGAAGGTGATAGAATTTTAGTTGTATCTGAAGAAGGTTTAATTGACAGTATTAAAGAAGCTGCTAAAGAAGAAGTAGTTGAAGAAGAATTATCTGAAGAATCTGAAGAAGTTAAAGAAACTGAATTAGAGGAAGAAGAAAAAGAAGAAATGAACTATGTAACCAAAGAAGAGTTTACATCTGCTGTTGAAGAAATCAAAGCAATGATTGACGAAAAACTTGGTAACAAAGAAGAAATGAAGGAAGAAGTAATAGAAGATACAAAAGAAGAACTTTCTGCTGTTGCTCCTGAACCTGTAAAACATAATCCTGAAGCTGAAGTTGATAATAAAGTAAATTTTCATATTGCAAGCAATAGAACACAAACAACTAAAGACAGGGTTTTTGATAAAATTTTTAACAATAATTAAATAAATAAAAAATGGCGACAACAACAAGTATAACAAGTACTTACGCTGGAGAATTTGCTGGGAAATATATCTCTGCTGCTCTTTTAAGTGCTAACACAATTGATAAAGGCGGTATAGAAGTAATGCCTAATATCAAATATAAGTCTACTATGAAAAAAGTAGCTACTGATGCAAATGTAATTAAAAACGCTTCTTGCGATTTTGATGCAACTGCTACAGTAACATTAACTGAGAGATTACTACAACCAGAAGAATTTCAAGTAAACTTACAATTTTGTAAGCAAGATTTTCAATCTGATTGGGAAGCTGCTCAAATGGGATATTCTGCATTTGATAAAATGCCACCTAAATTTTCAGATTTCATTATTGGCCACGTTGCTGGTTTAGTAGCTGAAAAAACTGAACAAAATATTTGGCAAGGTGTTAATGCAACTGCTGGAGAATTTGATGGATTAGTAACTTTAGCTTTAGCTGATGCTGATGTAGTAGATGTTGCTGGACACGCTGCTGTAACTGCTGCTAACGTAATTGATAAATTAGGTTCTATTGTTGATGCAGTACCTTCTGCTCTTTACAATAAAGAAGATTTACATATTTACGTATCACAAAACATTGCAAGAGCTTATGTTAGAGCTTTAGGTGGATTTGCTACTTCTATTGGTTCAAATGGTGTTAACGCACAAGGAACACAATGGTATAACGCTGGTGGACAGCTATCTTTTGATGGTGTAAAAATCTTCGTTGCTAATGGATTAGCTGATGATACTGCAATGGCTGCTCAAAAATCTAATCTATACTTTGGTACTGGTTTATTAAACGATATGAACGAAGTAAAAGTTCTTGATATGGCTGATTTAGATGGCTCTCAAAATGTAAGAGTTATAATGAGATATACAAGTGCTGTAAATTACGGAATAGGTTCTGACGTTGTTCTTTACCACGCTTAAGAAATAAAATAATAATTAGGGAGCTGAAATGCTCCCTTAATTTAAAACAATAACAATATGGCTTGCGATTTAACAGCTGGAAGAAAAGTGCCTTGTAAAGATGTTATTGGTGGTATAGTAAGAGCTTGGTTCGTTGACTTTGGAGACTTAGGAACTGTAACTAAAGTAGACGATGAAATCACCGATTTATCTGGTACATTTACTTGCTTTCAATACGATTTAAAAGGTACAAACAGTTTAGAAACTGCTATTACCTCAAGTAGAGAGAATGGAACAACATTCTTTGAAGAAACATTAACTTTAACACTACCTAAATTATCTAAAGAAGATAATAAGGAATTAAAACTTATGGCTTACGGTAGACCTCACATTGCTGTTGAGGATAGAAACGGTAACTTTTTACTATGTGGATTAGAGCACGGTATGGAAGTAACTGGTGGAAGTATAGCTACAGGAACTGCTTTTGGTGACTTAAGCGGTTACTCACTAACATTAACTGGTCAAGAATTAGAGCCGGCTAATTTTATTAGTGGTGGTACTGCTGCTGACCCTTTTGCTGGAATGAGTTCTGCAACTGTAACAGTTACTGTAGGTACAAATAGTTAAAAAATACGCGATTAAATTAATTGTGTGATTCATAATATATAGTTTGATTGGAGGGGAGGAAGTGATTAGCCTCCCCTTTTTTATTAAAAAAATATGCAAATATTAACTACAAGTGGCACACGAATTATTAACTTTATACCAAGAGAAACAATTTTAGGTACTAAAACTTATAAATTAGTGATAAAGTCAGAAGCTCAAAATAAAGTTTTATTTACAGATGTTAATGCAACATTTGCTGAATTAGATTACTATTATCAATATTCAACTACTCAAGCATTAATTGAGAATAATTACTATACTATTACAATCACTAATACAACAGATAACGCAATAATTTTTAAAGATAAAATGTATTGTTCAGACCAAACACTTTCAGACTATGAAATTTCAAACGGTGTTTATATAGAACAAAGCACAGGAGACAATCAATTTATATATTATGGATAATCTACATTTAATACAATTAGGCCAATACGAAAGGCCAACAATCACAGAAGAACGCAACAAAGATTGGGTTTCAATAGGCGATAACAACGACTATTACCAAAGTTTGATAGATGCTTATATGGATAGCACAACAAACAATGCAGTAATTAACGGTGTTGTTAATCAAATATATGGTAAAGGATTAGATGCAACTGATTCAGCACAAAAGCCTGACCAGTATGCACAAATGAAAAGTTTGGTAAAACCTCACGATTTAAGAAACGTTTGCCAAGATTTAAAGCTATTAGGTGAAGCAGCTTTTCAAATAACTTACAATGGTAATAAAATATCAGCAATAACACATTTTCCAAGAGAAACGTTAAGAGCTGAAAAGATGAATGATAATGGAGAAATAAAAAACTATTTTTACTCTGCTGATTGGAGCAAAGTTGATAGAAATACAAAACTTAAAAAGTTTCCTGTTTTTGGTAGTGGCGCACAAAATGAAATATTTATTATTAAAAGATATGTAACTGGTTTTTATTATTATTCGCCAGCGGATTATAATACTGCTTATGCAACACTTGAAAACGAAATTGCTTGTTATTTAATTAACGATACTCAAAATGGTTTTAGTGGTACAAAGGTGGTAAACTTTAACAATGGTGTACCAGATAGAGAAAAGCAATTAGCTATTAAGAATGATGTAATGCAAAAACTTACTGGTAGTTATGGTGAGAAAGTAATTGTTGCATTTAACAATAATGCAGAAAGTAAAACAACTGTTGAGGATATACCACTAAATGATGCTCCAGCACATTACACTTATTTAAGTGAAGAATGTAGTAGAAAAATTATGTTAACACATAGAGTTACTTCACCGTTGTTATTAGGTTTATCTTCTGCTAATGGTTTTTCAAGCAATGCTGATGAAATAGAGAACGCCTCAAGGCTTTTTAACAACGTCGTAATACAACCATATCAAAACCTTTTAATTGATAGCTTAGATGCAATTTTAGCAGTTAATGATATTAGTTTAAATCTTTACTTTAAAACTATTGAACCACTTGAGTTTATGGATTTAGAGAATGTTGAAGGCGAAGAAGCTATTGAAGAACAAACTGGAATAAAGGAAGAAGAAGAAAGCACAGAGCTTGAAATAATGGCTTCTAAGAGTGTTTCTAATAAAGATAGTGATGAACTACTAAAAGATGCTTTAGATTCGCTTAAAGGCGTTAAAATGGATTCTGAAGAGTTTGAAATAGTTGATATTAGAGATTTAGATGATGAAAATGAAAGTGTTGAGGATTGGGCTAAATCTATGATTAAATTAAGTGATGTTGTAGATAGCAAAGAAGATGGATTTTCTACTTTAGATAAATCAATGTATAAAGTAAGATACAAATATGCAAAAGGTAGCAGTAGAGGTGGAGAAAGCAGAGAGTTTTGCAAAGAGATGATGAGCAGAACTGGAGCTGGTATTGTTTATAGATTAGAAGATATTGATAAAGCAAGTAGAGATATGAACTTTAAAGCTGCTAAATTACCAATGCACAAAGGCCAAAAATACGATTTGTTTAAATTTAAAGGGGGGGTATATTGCAGACATAAATGGCAACAGATTTTATACAAAATTAAAAAAGGAAAAGAAGTTGGTAGTGATGATTTAGATGATTACAAGAAAAGTAAAACTATACCAAAGAGTTACGAACCAAAACCAAGAGGTAGAAAACAAGCAAAAAAAGCTCCAGTAAATATGCCTAATAATGGACATCACCCAAATTATACAGGAAAATGAGTAAAGCATTATTTGTAACAAGACACGATATATCAGTATTTACTGCTGCTAATGGTAATATAGATAATGATAAAATATTACCGTATATTAACCAAGCGCAAGATATACACATACAAAATTACTTAGGTACTGAGTTATATGTTAAAATACAAAATGAAATAGTTGCTGGTACTTTAGCAAATCCTTACTTAGCTTTATTAAACGATTATATAAAACCAATGCTACTACATTGGAGTATGGTTGAATACTTACCTTATGCTGGAGTTAATATTTCAAACGGTGGTATATATACTAAGAATCCTGAAAATAGCACAGCATTAACAAAAGAACACGTAGATAGCTTAGTTGAAAGAAGTAGAACAACAGCACAGTTTTACACAAACAGATTTATAGATTATATGCAAAATAACGCAGCTGGATTAATACCTGAGTATTATAGTAATTCTCAAGAAGATATGTATCCAGATGATGTTGCAGATTTTGGGGGTTGGGTACTTTAAAAATATATTATGCCAGATAATAACATAGAATGGGGACAAGGTGGTGTTAACAACAGCAACGATTGGGGAAAAGCAAAAGCTAATTCTACCAATAGCTTTGGTGCTGTTTATGATAGTTCGCCAAGTGGTGATACTAATATTGCTGGTGGGCAACCTGTTGTATCAATAACTTATTCTGCAAGTGCTTTTTGTGCTGATGCAAGCGACCCTACACCAACTATACAAAATAATGCTGGTGCTGGTACATTTAGTTCTACTACTGGATTAGTATTTATTAGCACAACAACTGGTGAAGTTGATATTGATGCTTCTACTGTAGGAAGTTATTTAATTACATATACAGATACAGATGCTGCAACTGCAACATTCAATTTAACTATTAATGCTTTACCTACTGTTATTGTAAGTGTTTCTGCTGGTACTATTTGTGATGGTGAAAGCACAATACTAACAGCAAGTGGTGCTTCTACTTATGTATGGAATGATGGTAATACAGATAATCCAAGAACAGTATCACCTACTACTACAACTACATTTACTGCAACAGGTACAGATTCAAATGGTTGTACTAAT